ATAGAAGTTCTTCCCACTTATACTTACTGCCGAATCTATCGCCCTGGTGAGATTCTGGTGCGTCACCGTGATCGCCCATCGTGCGAAATCTCGGGTACGATGACACTCGGGTTTGATGATTCATCTGGTATCTGGCCAATCTTCTTTGCAAAAGACGAAGAAGACCTAGTAGGTTATCCTCTAGAAATCAACATTGGTGATCTTGTCATGTATCGTGGTTGCGAACTACCTCACTGGCGCCCGAAGTATAAGGGTAAGTGGCAGGTGCAGGTGTTCTTCCACTATGTTGATGCGAATGGTCCTTACAAAGATAATGTCTTTGATGGGCGTAAGCAGATGGGTGTCAAGCGTGAAGAAGAGAATATGGTAAATGTTCCTTTGATCACTCAGATTGTAGGTGAAGAAGTAGGTGTGATCGTACCTCCTGAAGAGCAAAAACCTTCAGACCCGGTTGAAACCTACAAGTTGCCTCAGTCTACTGTAATTCATGAAGGTGTGATGATTCGTACCTCTGACAATGAATTCCCTGGTATGACTTCTTTTCATCGTAACTTCAAACCAGAACTGTCTTTCACGCCTGAAGAGTGTCAGCGTATCGTGGCGATGGCTGATAACATGTACGGTACGAAGTCCACAGTCGGGTCTGACAAGACTCGTAAGTTTGATACAAACATTCGTGCGGTTGACACTTACAATCTAGAACTGAATGAAAAAACAAAGTGGATCTTTGACCGTATCGCTGCCGCAACCGCCACAGCAAACGCAGAGTACTACCGCTATAACATTCTGGGTATTACTCATGCACTTCAGTTGCTGCACTACAAAGGCGAAGAAGGTGGTCACTATGACTGGCATATTGACGCTGGACCGGGTGCAAGTTCGACTCGCAAGATTTCTGTTGTCGTTCCTCTGAACCAGCCCACAGAGTTTGAGGGCGGTGTGCTAGAAGTCAATAATAATGGTGTGGTCTACGATGCTCCACAAGAGCCTGGGTCAATGATTCTGTTTCCCAGTTTCTGCTTGCACAGAGTCAATCCAGTCACAAAAGGCAATCGTTGGTCACTAGTTTCTTGGGTACACGGTCCTGATAGATTCAAATGATATAAATAAAGAGGTAACCTCTTAGCGGAAAACTATCATGGCACTACCCAATACAAGAGACGAACTGATTGACTACTCCCTCAGAGCGCTGGGTAGTCCAGTTATTGAGATCAATGTGGATGACGATCAAGTAGAAGATCGTGTTGATGAAGCCCTCCAGTGGTTTCGTGAGTATCATCCCGATGGATCTCGCCGCTTCTACATTTCGCATGAACTGTCAGCATCTGATATCTCCAATGGTTATATTGATGTAGGTAACACAGATGTTCTGACAGTTGTGCGTATGTTCCCTGTCAATACAGTTTCGCAGACTACAAACTTCTTTGACATTAAATATCAGATGATGCTGAATGACATCACTGATCTGAACAACTACGCTGGCGACATTGCATACTATGAGATGATGCAGCAACATCTTTCTCTGCTTGATATGAAACTTACAGGAATGCCAGAGATCACATTCTCTCGCCAAGAAAACCGTCTGTATTTCTACCTGTCCAGCGAGAAGCTTTCTGCAGGTGACTATATTGTAATTGAAGTCTATGGTATTCGCACACCAAGTTCTTCTGGTGAAGATTACAACTCTCTCTGGAATAATAAGTTTTTGAAAGAGTACACTACAGCATTGATCAAGCGTCAATGGGGTCAGAACCTAATTAAGTTCGAAGGTATGCAACTTCCCGGTGGTGTTACTTTTAGTGGAAGACAGATTTTAGAAGATGCTAATAACGATATCGAAAGAATTATGACAAAGTTCAGAGAAGAAGAAGATATCGGCCCAGTGATGTTCGTAGGATAAACAATGGCAACAAACCCTTACATTAGTAGAGGTGCTCGATCGGAGCAGAATCTATACGAAGATTTGGTTATAGAATCTCTTAAGTTCTATGGTCAAGATGTCTATTATCTTCCTCGTGAAATCGTCTCTCAAGATCAAATCTTTAAAGAAGAGATTGAATCTCGTTTTACTGACGCATATAAAATTGAAATGTATGTTGAAAATACTGAAGGTTTTGATGGGCAAGGTGATCTATTTACTAAGTTTGGTGTTGAAATTAGAGATCAAGCAACTTTTGTTGTTGCTCGTAGAAGATGGAAACACCTGATAGGAAATTATCTAGACTCTAAGAATTTTAGACCTAGAGAAGGTGATATTGTTTACCTTCCAATGTCTAATTCTATGTTTGAAATTATGAAAGTTGAGACAGAAACTCCTTTCTATCAACTTAATCAACTTCCAACTTTTAGACTTCGTTGTGAATTGTTTGAATATAATGATGAAAGATTTTACACTTCTATTGATGAAATCGATGAAGTTGTTGTTGAAGGTTCTTATAAGTTCAATCTTCAAATGGCAACTGCAGAAGAAGCAAGAGCAACTGCTACACTTACTACAGATGAAAATGGTAGAGTAGTTTCTTCTGAAATTACCTATGGTGGTCAAGGATACTTCTTCCAAATTCCAAATGTGTCTGTTTCTACTATTCCGATCGAAGTTGCAAGATTTGGTAATTCAAGTTTGAATCTTGGTTTGTTTCGCAGATACTCCCTTCCTTATAATAAAGAAGGTAGTGGCGCTCTAGAGTTTTTCTTTTATCCAACTTCGTTACCTGACTCAAATGAATACCATGGTCTTGTAACTACTGGTGGAGATTCGAATGCAAAGACTTTTATTTTCGGAGTAGATAATCAAGGCAATCTGGCTTACACAACTTTTGAAAATGATAGTACAGATGATCTTCTCTTTACAAGTGGTGAACAAATTGAGATTGGTCAATGGAATCATATTCTCATTGGTAATGATGGTGCTAGTAAGTACGCATACATTAATGGAGTTAGGGTCCTAAATGATTCTTCTCAAGATTCCGCAAACTTTATCAGCAGCGCTGCCGGACTTGGTCTGAACACGATTGGCTTGTTAGGAGGTGTTAATTTCGGTCTCGCTTCTGGATATATTGATGAATTCAGAGCAAGAGTAGGTACTAGTGCTGATCTGGTCTCGGATAGTTCTGGTATTACTGTTCCTAGCTCAGCGTTTGATTCTGATGCATCTACTGCTGTCTTAGAACACTTTACAGCAAGATCACCTTCTTTCCTTGCAAATATAGATTCTGCTACTGGTACTGTATCTTCTCTTACAATTTTGGATTCTGGGGATCTCTATCCAAGTCCGGGAATTGTTACAATCGCTTCACCTTATGAACAGAGAAACTATGAAATTGGTGAAACAGTAATTCAACAAAATGAAGAATACACAATACAAGGCAGAGTTGCTGAATGGAGTGATTCTGATTACATCTTGAAACTTTACAACGTTGGTGCTACTGATGGGCAGTATCACACATTTACTACCACAACGTCTGTTGTTGGTCAGACAACATTCGCTTCATTAGCACCGAAATCAGTTACAGAAGAACAAGATATTCAACAACAAGCTCAAAACACTATTTTTGATAATTTTGAAGCTGACTTCTTAGACTTCTCAGAAGCAAATCCGTTTGGAGATATGCAATAATGTTTGGAACTTGGTTTTACCATAAAAGAGTTCGAACGGCAGTCTCTGTATTTGGCTCTTTGTTTAATAATCTTTATGTTCTTCGTGAAAATAGTTCTGGAGAAATTATTTCTCAAGTAAGAGTGCCTTTGTCTTATGCCCCAAAGAGAAATTTCATTGAAAGACTATCAGAGATGATCAACGGCGAAGAAGCAGAAAGAAAAGTTGCAATAAAACTGCCTCGTATGTCATTCGAAATTACCTCTCTACAATATGACCCTAATAGACAGTTACCCAAAGTTAATAATTTTGTCAAGTCTATCAGCGGCAGTACTACTTCGAAGAGAAAATTTTATACTGCTGTACCTTATGATATTAACTTTCAATTGAACATATATGCGAAGGGTCAAGATGATGCTTTGCAAATTGTAGAGCAAATTCTTCCTTACTTCAATCCACAGTATTCTGTTACAATTAAGCCTTTTTCTGATTACACAGACATTTTAGAAGATGTTCCTATTGTTTTGAATGGTGTTAGTTTTCAAGACAATTACGAAGGTCCTTTGGACGAAAGAAGAACTATAATTTATACTCTTGACTTTTTGATGAAAGTTTCTTTTTATGGACCTCAACAAAACGGTGCTATTATTCGTCAAGTTAATAACAATATTTTCAATATAGGGGCGGGATTGTCCGATAGTGATGTGCTTCTAAATAATATTCAGATTACACCTACACCTTCAAATGTAAGTGTTGACAGCGATTTTGATTTTAACATTAGTTATTTGGATACACCTGCACCATGAGTGATAGCAATGATAATGTAAAAAGTGACTACGAATATTCCCGAGACACTTATTACGAACTAATAGAAAAAGGTCGTGAAGCCATGGACCTGATGATCGAGGTTGCTCGTGAATCAGAGCATCCTCGTGCTTTTGAAGTGCTATCCAATATGATCAAGAATGTATCAGATGTCAATGACAAACTGATGGATCTGAATAAGAAAAACAAAGACATCAATAAAGAAGAAGCGAAGCAGGTTGGCGGCACCACAAATAATCTGTTCATCGGCTCTACAACAGACTTACAAAGACTATTACAGAATGATTCTAAGGTGATTGACGGTGATGCTACAAGAGAAGAATAGCTACCTCGGCAATATCAATGTAAAGCGTGATGGTGTACAAGAAGAATGGACTGAAGAGAAAGTCCGTGAGTACGCCAAGTGCATGCATGATCCTTCTTACTTTGCTCGAACTTACGTTAAGATTATATCACTTGACAGGGGACTTGTCAACTTTAATTTGTACCCTTATCAAGAGAAGATGTTTGATCATTTCAATAGCAACAGATTCTCAATCGTTCTTGCTTGTCGTCAGTCTGGTAAATCCATTTCTTCTGTTGTGTATCTTCTCTGGTACGCAATCTTTCACCCAGAAAAAACTATCGCCGTATTAGCAAACAAAGGCGCAACTGCTAGGGAGATGCTTGCTCGTGTTACATTGGCTCTCGAAAACTTACCGTTCTTTCTTCAGCCCGGGTGTAGAGCCCTCAATAAGGGATCAATTGAGTTTAGTAATAATTCTAGGATCATTGCTGCTGCCACTTCTGGCTCTTCTATCCGGGGAATGTCAGTTAATCTCTTGTTCCTCGACGAGTTCGCTTTCGTGGAACGGGCTACTGAGTTCTATACCTCTACTTATCCCGTAATCTCTTCTGGTAAAGACACGAAGGTCATCGTGACTTCTACAGCTAACGGAATTGGCAATCAGTTTGAGAAAATCTGGACTGGAGCAGTACAAGGGGTAAATGAGTACAAGCCTTTTGAGGTGAACTGGTGGGATGTACCTGGGAGAGACGAAGAGTGGAAGAGACAGACTATTGCAAACACTTCTCAGTTACAGTTCGATCAAGAATTTGGTAACACATTCTTTGGGACAGGGGATACTCTAATTAATGCGGAGACTCTTCTTGCCCTGAGAGCAAAGCCCCCAAAGAAAGTTATGGAAGGTGGGTCTCTTCTGATCTATGAAGAACCTGAAAAATCCCACGAATACATTACACTTGTTGATGTCTCAAAAGGTAGAGGTCAGGATTATTCGACGTTTAACGTCATCGATATCAGCACAACTCCCTTTCGGCAAGTTGCCGTGTATCGGAACAATACTATTTCTCCAATACTCTATCCAAATATTATTTATAAGTACGCTTCTCTTTATAACCAATCTTATGTTGTAATTGAGTCTAACGATCAAGGTACCGTTGTGTGCAATGGGCTGTACTACGATCTAGAGTATGAAAATGTTCATGTCACTAGCGCAATTAAAGCCAACTCAATCGGCATTGAAATGAATCGTAAGACAAAGCGTCTAGGCTGCTCTGCTATCAAAGACATTCTAGAGAACAATAAGCTTGATATCTATGATGAGAGTACAATACTAGAGATCAGCACTTTTGTCTCTAAGGGTCAATCATATGAAGCGTCTGATGGCAACCATGATGACCTGATGATGAATCTCGTGATGTTTGGATA